ACGAGCTGTTTTGCGACGCTATTGCTGTAGCGGTTTAGGTCAATCGCGTTGCGGTACAGGCTGGCTGGTGTGCTCACGGATCAATCCCGATATCAGCAGGGTGACAGGACGTGATGGAGTAAACATCAGCGCCTTGTTTTAATGCTTCTTTGAATAGCAGTATCAGTGCATTGCCGGTTTCATCGCCTGCATCTTCGATGTTCATTTCTTCTACGGCATAGATTCTGCCTTGCTTAAACCAAGAGACCCTAACGATGGCAAATAGATCAGGCGGCAATGTGCCCTGCACGCAAGACAGTTGTTGCTTGCGTGGTTTCTTGAAGGCGCCCATCATCAGCCACATCAGCATGGTTACATCATGCCGGGATTTGTTCTTCGTCTTCGTCGTCCATAGATTCTTCTGGCATTTCTTCGTCTTCGATGTCTGGTGATTCCTCAGGCATTTGTTGCATTGCCCGTGGCTCAGGCTGATCCATTTCAATCAGGCCACCATTTTGCGTAGCTTCTAACTCTTCCTCTACGTCGAAGTCATCGCCCAGGACTTCACCTTCGCTGAGCTGGTCTAGCAGTGTTTTCTGAGTGATAGTGCCTGCGGTGTAAAGCTGCAGCAGGGATTGGATCTCTGCCGGTTCAAGACGTGAGCCTAGGAAGTCGCGGTTAACGTAGCTGCTGCCAGCCTCAGGGATGTTCAGATACTGCGCGTGATAAGTCAGGCAGTTGTCGATCATGTCCTGCATGTTCTGCGCAATGACCATCATGGTGCTGTCACCTTGACTGCGGTCGATGCGCTTAGCCTCGGCGGTTTCAGCCGATAGCTTTTGACCGAGTACAGCGGACAAACCTAGTTCGTTGATCTGATAGGCGATCTGCTCTAGACGCTTGAACTGCGCTTCAAAGCTGTTGCCACTGGGTTCGATGTACTCTGCCCGTCCTTCTGATGGGAAGGCGATGGCTTCACCGGGACCGGCTGATACTTCCTCGGCAGCAGATGGGAAGCCGAAGAACGCCAGCATCGGCACGGCACAGATGTGGAGCTGATTGTCTAGGTCAGATTGGATTTGGTACGCCTTCAGGTTTAGCTCCGCGATGTCTTCCATCGGCGGACGTGATTCCATGAAGTTGATACGGTTTGAATAGGCAACGCTGAAGGGGATCCTGTCTAGCGTCGTGGTGCCGCTGTCGAAGACTTCAAAGCCGCTGGTCTTTTCATCGCGACGGTGGATTTCAAAAGCGCCAGGGGTTAGCACCCTGACCTGTTCGACTTCCTTCTCGCCGTATAACCCATCGGGCACGACAACCCGCTCCAACAGGCGCAGTTGGCTGAGCTGTTGCTGCCCATCTTTCAGTTCAGTGCGCCAGCCTAGGATGTCACGCGGCGTATAGCTGACCCAATACGGTCTTCCGTTTTCACCACTAGCAGGTGCATCCACAAGCACGCCAACATGCCCGTAACGCACCATTTTGCGTGCGGTTTCATAAGTCCAGACGTTGAGGTCGTTGCCGAGCAGGTCTACGTCGAAAAGCTGCTCGCGTACCAGATCGGATACATCGTTTAACCTGACCGGCTTGCGAGTCAACATGCCAGCGAGCATCCGCTCAAGCCGGACGTAATACGGTGCCAGCACTGACCGTGCCAGCCTGTTGTCGTAGCTTTCGTCTAGCTCGCGTGGTTCTTGCGGGAGGTAACGGCGATGGCGGCGCCGCATTTCGTAGGTGCCACCGATCAGATCTTCAATCAGAACCCAGTGTGGTTCTTGGTTACGCCAAGCAGAATTGGGATCATTGACCTGCGCGACGCGACTGGTCAGTTGGCGGTCATAGTGACGAAAGCCGGAGTACACCAGTTTTATCGCGCAGGCTATGGATCAGTTTAAGCAGCTACAGGTTGCTCGCTGTTAGCAGCAGAGAGGGTAACAGACTTGCGGCCGAGTTTGATCTCGAACTCATCGCCGGGTTTGAAACCCATTTCCTGAACGTAGCCTTCACCGATGGACAGTTTGCCGTTGAACTGCACTTTGGTCTTGTAGGTCAGGCTGCGACCACGCTTTGCGGCGGGCTTCAGCTCAAAGCCTTTGGCTTCGAGGAGTGCTTCGTAGAACTGGGTGAAGCAGAGCTTGTCGCCTTTGATGTAGCCGCACTCGCGGACCAGCTCAGTTTTGCTGGCATCCTTGAGTTCTTTGACCTTGGCGAGTAGTTCAGAGCCGGTGAGCATGAGTAGGGTTTGAACCGAACGCTGCTTAGCATACCCCAAAAACAGAGAAACCCCCACCTAGGTGGAGGCTCTCCTGCCCGACGCAGGTGAATCTGAACCATCCCTCGGATCGCACACGGCGGTTGCCCGACTTCAGTTTCAGTTGGCTGACTATCGCCAGCACCCAGCAGGGGACTTTGCTGGTGAAATCAATATAGCCTAATCCCGGTCGATCTACCAGCTCCCATGTGCAGCGGGTTGAACTCGCGCCACACTAGGTAGCCGAGCGCGTCATTCATGTGGTCATGCCCTGAATCTTTATCAGGATCGCCCTTTTCGGTGTAGCACTGCAGTTCTAGGCATTCGATCATGCGCTTACAGCTTGCGCTGATCTGCAGCCTGACCTGTCCTTTGCCGTTTTCTAGCAATGCCTGCACAGCAGAAACTCTGTCTCTGACTGGTGGGTTGGCGCGTGGTGACTGGTTTGCCATGCCGTAGGACTCCAGGATCTGGATGTCGGTTTGACTGGCGTTGGTGCTGCGGTTGCCACCAGAGGCGTCAGGGTAGATGTAAATACGATGGTCTGGGTAGTGTGCTTTGATCTGCTGCGCGAGGCTATCGGTGTCGTGAGCACCGCTAATCTCGTCGATCACGAACAGGGTGTTGTTGAGCTTGACGCCAATCACGGCAGACATATTGCCGACGTTGAAGTCAACGCCAACGCGTAGCGGTTCGCGTTCAGTGTCTGGCAGCTTGCTGATGACGTGCTTGCTGCGGTCGAAGCGGTCGTAGACAGTGCCGGTAGTGAGGTTGACGAACTCGCCGTCTAGGTACGCCTTGAGCAGAGTTGGATCGTAGTTCGCTTCGAGGCGCTCAATGAAGTCCGGAGGTAGGTGCGGGTTGTCGACCGACCGCATTTTGATCAGCTTGCGATCCTGTCTGGTCTGTGCCTCCTCGCTGCCGAAGGTGGTCCACATCCAACGAAAGCCTTCTGGCGTTGACGCGGCACCGAACTGACGGACGTTGCCAGAACGTAAGCGACCAAGGATTTTTGGGAATGCCTTGTTAGCGATGGCTGGGGTAACGGTATCGATCTCGTCTGCCAGCACCCAAGCAAGGTTCAGACCGATGATGCGTGACCAGTTCTCGAAACTACGGCACAGGATTTTCGTGTCGCCACCTGGTAGGTGGAGCATGTACTCCGGCAGCGGTGATGCACGAAAGGTGTATGGGATCTCGTAGTGCTCTAGGAACTGCTCGAAGTCGTTTTGCCAGATGTCGCGGATTAGCGGTCCGGTTGGTTCCATGACGCAACCGATGAAACCTTGGTTGGCGGCAGCGAGGGTAACTGCCTTTGCTGCTAGGGCACGGGTTTTACCAGCGCCGTAGCCTGCGCTGATGCCAATGATCTGAGTTTGATCGTCGGTGACGAACGCTAGCTGTCCAGGGTGAAGGTCGCTGTGAATGCGCTGCAGCAGTTGGTCAGTGTCTATTAGCTCGCCGGAGTGGTTGAGCTGTTGTAGGACGTGACCTTCTGGCAGCGCAGACAGAATGCTCACGAGCAAAGCTGCGCCAAGCGTGCAGCAGTATTGATAGCGCCGAGAGCGATGTGGTACTGCCCAGCTTTGCGTGCTTCAAGCTGCAGTGTTGAGCATTGGGATAGAAGATCAGCGATCATCTGCGGGCGTTCTATGTCCCAGTCCGCACGCAGTTGATCACGTGCTAGTTGGAGGTATTTATCACAGGCGCGTTCGCTTACCCCCCAGTTTTCCGATGCAAATCGTATGCAATCTGAACGTCGCCCACCGTTAGCGATGATGCGAGCGAAGCGTTGAGCGCGAAGTTCAGTTTCTGCTTTAGTACCGCGATGAGCTGCCATTAGGACACCTCTTGCGATGAAATGGAGCGAGGTGGTCGGTGATGCTCCGCCGCCGAGACGCTGGTAGCGCCTGTTGCCTGCTTACCTCGCGTGGTCATGCTAGCACCTTTATACATTCTGGCACCTACCTCTTCGATTTTAGAGAATGGGAGGATGGGTATGGTTAGGCGTTGTTTGGCTGATTGATCTATGAGGTAGATGTAGCGTAGCTGGAAGCCAGGAACGAATTTAGCGCCGATTGCTTTAAAGGGTGCGATTGTGGCACCGGAGTAGTAGGGGATGTTCCATTTTTTACATAGGCGACGACGTAGGGCGCAACCTTCTTTTGATGACCCGCCGTTTGTGATGGGGAGGGTAGCGTAGACCTCGCCATCAGGAAAGCGAAGCATGGATGTGTTGGGTTTGATGCCTGTGAGGTAAAAACCGCTGGCACGGTAGATAGTGCCATCACCGCACTGTGAACCGTCAGCGTATGAGACTATCCACTGGATGTGTGGGTATTGTTTGCGGATTAATTTGATGGCGATGGCGATAGCGCGTGATTCGCTGTTGCGTGGCAAGAGGTCATGAAACGCCATACGGTTTAGTTCTAGGAACCCGTTCCATGGCGTGTCACGGACGAATGCTTGTGTTTTGCGTTTGTCCATGCTGGGACCAAACTGCATTGCACCCAGCAGTTGACCGTTTAGGTAGACGCCAAAGTGTAGTTGGCTATTGGGAACTACTTTGCTGGAGTAGTGAACGCGTTTAACCAGTTCGTTTGCGGCGGCTGCCTTGATGGGTTTAACAAGTATGTCTTTAGCGGAGGCCATGATCACTACCCCATGAAAGGAAGAGTTCAGCAACACGAGCAAGTGCGTTGCCGTTGCTGTTTTCGTTGATGGATTCGTCAAAGGAGCCCATCGCTTTTGCTTTGTTTAGGGCTTCTTGGACGATTATGGCTTGGTCGTCATGGAGAGTGAACGCCATCTGCTGAAAGGGTTGCTTGTCGCCGTCGTCTAGTTCTGGGAATGCTGTTTCAGCGTCGTCCAGCAGGCTGTCTAGGTCGGTTTGTTCAAACCATGGACTGATGTCGTGTTCGTTTGATAGATGACGAAGCATGTCCTGATCCCACTCGCTGAGATCGCTGGTGCGGTTATCCGCTAGGGCTAAACCGACTTTTTCGTCTTCTGACAGTCCGGTGCGACGTACGGCGATGATTTCGTCACCGTCGGTTTCGATGATGCGGACGTTTTTGATGCCTGCTGCTTTAGCGCCTTCGACGGTGCCGTTGCCGGCGAGGATGCGATTTTCTTCGTCGATGACGATAGAGCGTGCTGCACCGTAACGGTCGATGGATTCTTTGATCAGGGCAGCAGAGCGGTCGGTGCGCTTGCGGGCATTTTTATGGTCTGACTTCAGTGAATCAATGGATGGCACTGAGTAGGTGTAGCGAGTGCAGAAAGGATAACAAGGTTAGGTAGAAGATTTCAACTGCCGTAGCTGATTGATTTTTGGTTCGACGAGGTGATGAGAAGAAACGGTGCCGCAGGTGTCGCCAATGCAAACGCGAACGCTGCCGTCATCGAGCGTATGGCAAGTCGGCTGGACGGATGAAGCGGCTGATTCGACCAGTGAGTTCAGGCGGTCGCGTGGGGTCATGGCGTTGGTTGTAGAGGGCAGTGAGGTAGTCATCCATCAGTGTGAGCAGCTCCTGCGGATCGGGTAGCGGGCGTTTGCGGTTTGACATGGACGGCGTTGATGACAGCAGCGGCGATGGCTTCGATGATGGGGCGCGGTGCGCAACCACGAGAGGCGGCTAGGGCAGCCTGTACGGCGCGGTGGTAGGTCTGCAGGGTGAGTGGTGCTGCAGCGGCGTTAGCAGCGACTGCAGGGTCACCTAGGGCGCGGAGGCGCATCAGGGTGGAGCGATCCATGCCAAGGGCTTGGGCTTGGCGGGTGATGTGAGCGTTTTCGTCGGCGGTCAAGCCGACTTTGACGGCGGTGCGCTTTTCGGTCAAATCTCAGTACGGGAGCGGGTTTTCGTCGGGTTCAGGCTGGAAGTCACGCGGGTCTGTGACCTGAACGTGCGGGTTGGCGTAATGCTCAGGATCGCGTAACAGGTTCCTGTAGGCGCTTGGGTTGTTGTGCCCTGGTGGCGGGCTGTCGAAATCTTCGATGGTGCAGCGCCCAGCAGCGATGAGGCGTTCTAGGAGCTCGCGGGCACCGTGCTCGGTGGACAGGCGTTTTAGCGGCATCAGGCGAATGCCTCCTCGCGCTTACGCTCTTCCTCGGCGAACGGATGGATGACGAACCTGCCGGGCGTGCCGCCCTCGACTGGCGGCTTGTAGGTCATGTACCTGCCGAACTCGTCGTAACGCCCCAGCGGGTAGGGGTAGGCGTTGCGTAGCTGGAACTTGTCTAGCTTCCGCTCTGCCTCCTCAAAGTCGTAGGCATCGACGGTGCGAAATGCCGGGGCGGTGCCTTCCTTGGCTGCTTTGGGGAGGACGGCGTAGACGATGTGGTTTTTGCTTTCAGGGTTGAACAGTTTCATCGGATCACGTCGGGGATGGTGCCATGCGCGATTGGGCGGTCGGTGACGCTGCTGTAACGCTCGTCACGTAGCCAGCGGAAACAGTCGGGAAGCGGGCAGACGAAAGTACCAGCGGCTGCGTTCTGGTGGGCGATCTCAGTTTCCAATGCTTCCAGCAGGGACGCGGGCGTTTCGGTCCGGACTGTCTTCTGCCACTGCTGCAGCGCACGGGGCTTGGACTGGCTAGCAGCACGAACGGGGGCTGATAGGTACAGCTTCCAGAACTGCTCGAACTGCTCATCGCCTTTGGCGCGTGGCTTCCGTTTTGGCGGCTGCTGGCTGCTGGGTGGGGTAAGGCTGAAACCATCGGAAAAACTGCTGCAAAACTCGTTTGCAGCTTCGTCTGTAGGTATTTCGTCAGAAATACCGGAAGACGAAAGGCTGTTGGGATCTTGTTCAAGGGGATCTTGTTCGCCTTCCTGGTGCTGGAAGGGGTACCCCTCCCTGGGGTTGGAAGGGGTTCCTGGTGTTGGAAGGGGTCCAGCGGCTGCGCCAGCAAGGGGGATTGGCTCCGCTTTTTTGCCGGTTCCGCCTTCAAGGGATGTGCGGTAACGGGTGGTGTAGCCGGGGCGGTCCTCAGCGATCAACCAGCGGTTTTCCTTTAACCAGCGGATTGCATCTCTGGTGCGATGTTTGCCAATCCGAGCCACCTTTGCTAGGCGTTCAACTGATGCCCAGCAGCCTTCATCGCTGCCGTTGCCATGCCTCCAGATGGCGCACCAAACCATGATGATGTGATAGTCAGGTGCGGTATCAAGGATTTCGTTCGGGATAAGCGAGAAAGGTTTTGTGCC